TTCTCCTTTTCTTCTTTCCCAAGAATAAAACTTATTAAAGAATTGTTGTTGACTCTTTAAAAATTCAGGAACAGATCCTTTATATAAATAAGAGTTAACCTCATCAATAGAAAACGCAAATAATTGTGCAAGCTGTTTGTAATTTTCAGTATAATTTATATACACTGGCCACTCAGAACACGTTTCAAATAATGCACCATAATTGGTAGTTATCATATGTAGACCTGCAGCTAAAGACTCTATAGCAGATATACATGAAGTTTCTTCCCATATACTAGGAAAGCAATACACATCATAATCAGGTAATTTTTTTCTAATTTTATCGTTACTTACATAACCAATATAGTTTACATTAGGTAAGGACTTTGCTTGATCATATAATTCTTTATATTGATCATCATTATCTTTTTTAAATTGATCACCATATATTTGAGTGCTTGAGTAGACATCTAGCTCTATATCTTTACTTTTAATAAGTTGCATTGCACCTAATAAAATATTTAAACCCCTCCATGGTGTAGAGTGGTAAATCATTCTTAATTTGTTTTTTCTCTCAAATTTTTTATTTGGAAATGGTTCAACGGCATTTTTTATAACTGTGCATCTATCGGTAGGAACTTTAAATCTCATTCTAAATTTTTCGTAACACCAGTGAGAATTAAAAATATAATAATCATACTTTTTATGATTATCTTTATTAGAAAACCAATCTATTAGATTAGGTTGATCATAAGAATTTTGTTGCCAAAGTATATTTATTTTGTCTTTACTAAGAGGTATCTTTTCTGGAACTGAAGTAGTAATTTGAAAATTGTCTAGTAGATTGTTGTCTACATATTTATACAGAAGCTCATATTGAATCTCAGTTCCTCCTAGAGGATTCATTTAGTATCGCTTTTACCACCCACAGAAGCTGGCGTGATTATCAAATCTTGTTGAAAATCTGCAGCTGTAGTGTCTGTACCTGGATCAGCTACATCAGCATCAAATTCTGCTTTATCTTTATATTCTTTACCAGTTCTCTTATTTTTTACTTTTTCTATAACGTGAGCTTTTACTCTTTTTATTTCCATATTAACGTCCTTGTCCTTTATAGGGTTGTTTCTTCATACTCTTTTTTTTATGTTTATTCAATCTCTTTGTATGCCTTCCTGGTCTTTTTTTTGGAGTTCTTTTTATGTAATGATTAACACCAAATTTTGGTTTCTTCTTAGCCATTTTCTTGCGATCTATCTATTTGAGCATAACTAATTATACCTTGTAACTCATCAGCAGTTCCTGCTGTCATTTTTAAGGAGTCTCCTTCTTCTAATACTAAAGTTTCATTTATAATATCTACTACTTCGTTTGCTGGTATTGCTTTGTTTCTTATTCTAAACGTTGATGATGCAGAACTATCTGTAAACTGCACTGATAAATTGACCGGTGACCCTGAAGCATTATCTATTTGTATTTGTTTGATTAAACATCTTGCTGATGTTGGTGATGTTAATACAGTTGTTGTAGCTGTTGAGCTTAAATTAATACCTGCATTTTTATATTGTATTGTCATGATATAAACCAGTTAAAAGTTGATTGTTCATTTTTTAAGTCTTGTTGGTATGATGTATTTAATTGTTGCTTAACAGTATCCAAAGACTGTAATACTTGCCTCTGATTTTCAGGTTGGTAAGTTTCTTTAGGCTCTGGAATGTACGCTGTAATTTTTGCCATTATCTTCTACCATCAGGTTGTACATCAGCACGAAATGTTCCATATCTCCAAGATTGTCCAGATGAAGTATTTTCTATTTTTAAACTAGCCGCTCTGCCTCTTGCTCGAGTATCAACTTTTTCTGTTGAGCTAGAAATTGTAAATGGACCTAAAGGAGATGATGCTGCTGTGTCTACAGGAAAATCTTTTAAGTTAATTGTTATTTGTGCATTACCCGTTATTCTTTTAAAATCTGGAATGAACCTTCTAATTTTAGTAAAAAATTCACCATTACCATCTAGGGCAAGCTGAAAGTCCCCTGACTGTATATTTGCTAATATGGCAGTAGTGCCGGAGCTATTAACTTGATCAACTCCTTTTTCGTGTTCATAAAATGTTGTAGAACCATTAGCGTTTGTAGCACCTTTGATCGTTGGAAAAGTTGGAACACCAGTCAAAGTGTATTCTGTTGCATAGGGATGATCAAAAAGTTGTGCGTCATAATAAGTTGTTCTAGCTAGTGATCCCGTTGTCCACGTGTTTTCAGTATAATTTAAAGTAACGTTTCTATCTATTACGTTTGATCCTGATTTTGGATAATACCATGTCACTTCACCAAAAAGTGTATTATAACCAGCATAAACTTTTTTAGCTTGATCAAAATTTATACCAAGATCACCAGTGTTATTTGTTGTAAAAACAAAATCTTCAACAGAACAAGGTAGACTTTTTACTGTACCATCGTATACAAAGAATCCACCAGAATCAGCCATCCAATATACAACACCATCCGCATAGACCAATGCGTGCTTACCGATCAAACCACAATTAGATCCAACTTTTCTTATTGAGAATGTGAAAGGTGGTCCAACAAATTGAGATATATACGCGGCTGTATCTGTCAAAATAAAAATATAATCTTTACCTTTTACAGCTCCTCTTATCTCTGTGCCATCATCAAGCTGAAAAGTTCCAGCTGTATTAGTAGAGGTTGGAGCATAGTCTGCTATGTCCTCTTGATCAGAGAATCTTATAAACATTTTATCTTGTGTGCTTGCCGTACCAACTGTTGTTTCAGTTCCTAAATGAAATAGATGTCTATCTTGATCGGAAACAATTGTCATGACAGACTTAGTTGGATTGCCAGTTGCAACGGTAGCTCTAGTTTGTGGAGCGTTTAAATTTACGTTTATTGGTTCCCAAGTAAAAGTTTTACCATCTAATATTGTTGCGACCAAAGTTTGTCCAAAATTATCTAATGACCAATCAGCAGATGGTAATACAACTGTGCTGGCAGAAGAGGCCTGTCCCCATCCAACGAATCCAGTTGTGTCCTCAACAATAGCTCCGTTAGAGTGTGCTGATCTTGTTGATCCATTAGCTCCTCTTGTAATTCCTGTAAGATCATTTGATGACTTACCGGTGTACGTTATTAATTCACCGCCTACTAAAATTTCACCAGTGGTTGGAAATAAAGATGCATCAGCTAAAGTTATGTTTGTGGCCGAACCATTATTACCTTGAGCATCATCAGCCAAAGAACCATTGAGCGTTGATGATATAGCACCAGCTAAAGTACCACTCCACAAACCAGTTCCCCAACCAAAACCAAATGTTTGGTTTAAAGATCCAGGTCTTACATATGGATTAACAGAAGCAGAACCTGACGCTGACGCAGTTCCACTTGAAACTATATCCATAGTAATTGTGAAAGAGTTCGTGTCAGGAACAGTGATTACTTGGAACGTACCACTAAAATTTGCTGCAACGAAACCTGTGGGTGCAGAGCTTATAGTGAATGTAAATAAATCTCCTATTTCTAATCCATGCCCAGCTAAATTTACTGTTACTGTAGCCGAACCACTTACTGTATTAAAAGTCGCTCCTGTTAAGGCTGTATCTAAAGGTGTGATATCGTAGAAAGCTTCAGAGTAATAAAGGATAAGAGCTTTATGTGTTCCTAACACAACATATCTTCTACCATCAAGATCTGTCCATTGATGCTGTGCTCTTGCAGCACCTACTATGGTGCTAGCAGTAAGTTGCTCCCAACCGCCAATTTTTTCAGGTAGACCATATCTAAATCTTACATTGTCTCCATCAATATACTGCCCCTCTGCAGCTGTAGGAGTAATCTGTTTGTTGAAGCCTGGTCTTATGTTAACAAAATTTAAAGGCATGCAAAATTATACCACAAGCACTTTTAGTAAGAAAGTAGTCCATTTTAGATTGAAAATCAGTCTATTTGGTTATTAAATATAATTAACATTAATATTAAATCTTGCATGTTGATCTGTGCAGTTAGTGCTTGCGTGAAGTTTAGACGGGTTAAAAAATAAAGCTCTGTTGGCCACCGATTTGACTTCTTTTCCATTTTCTAAAATAGTTGCACCATTACAAGTATTGAGAGAAAGAATTAATCCTTTTGTAGGAGACTTATAATCTAGATGTTTTGGATGAGTAATTTTTTTATCAGATCTAGGATAACAATTAGCTTTAGCTCTTATTAAAAAGTCATAAGTAATTTTTTTTAATAGAATCTCATGCAGCATTGGATACCACTCGCTTGAACTTCCTCTTCCATTTTTGTAGAAGAAGTGGATAAAATAAAACATCTTTTTATCACTTTCTTTCTGGTTATCATTTACAGTGCGTATGTAATAATAGGGAAAATAATTACTTAAACATACGTCTCTTAACTTTTCAAACTGCTCTTTTGGAAGAAAATTATCAATAACTTTCATTTGTCTCCTAATTATTTTTTAAATTATAATACATACTCGTACCACCCAGTTATTGTATATTTTTTTTCTTTAATAGCTGGTTCACCAATGTGTAAATGAGTCCATCCGGCTGGCCAAATATAAAAATTTCCGGCTTTGGGTTCTGCTCTTACATTATGTTGTGGAAAAAGTGTGCCACCACCTTCTTCAATATCATTTAAAAAAATCATCCAAGATAAAAATCTTTTGTTGTAAATTTTTCCTTCGTTCTCACAGTGTAAATGATGATAGTATTTGCCCGGTTCCCACATTGCAAACTGTGCTAAACCTGTAAGCTTCCACTTAGCTAAATTATTGATTTCTGGGTATTTTTTTATGTATTCTGTCATTGCTTTTTTAACTTCTCTACCTACACCCCAACAATGATTTTCTACATTGTCATCTTGTTGTGAGTATATTTGAATACAAACTTCTAAATTAGGTAGATCCATGACACCAGCTTTTCCTGGTTTTCCCGTGCCCTCTTTATCAAACCATCTAATAGCTTCTCGGCATTTGTCGTAATCTAATATTTTTTCTTTTTTAAATATAAACATTAATTATTTTTTGTTTTTTTTAAAGTATTCGATAGTCTCAGCTATCGTTTGTTGCCTTTCGTATTCCTCTTTTATTTCTTCTGATGTTGGTTGTGGATATACCGAATCCCATCTATCTATGACATATGTTTCATTAACAGCAGTAAGATCATAACTAGCCTGTGGTACTAATGCTTTCATAACAGTATTTATACCCCAAGCAAAACCATTTTCATTTGAAAACATTTTTATTGTTTCTTTTACTGATAGTTTTCTTGCCATTATTTAAATTGCTTTCCTGTTACCCAAGTTACTAATGAATTTCTTTCGCCTTTTGTTACAGGCGTAACTTCGTGTAAAATATAAGATGGAAACATTATTAATGTTCCTTGTTTTTTATCCATTAACGTACCTTGATCACTCTCATAAAGATATAGTTCTCCACCTTCATATTTTTTGGGGTCGGTTAATTGAATTGATATAGATAATTTTCTAACAACAAAATCTGTTCCTCTATCAACGTGTTTTCCATATTTGTTAGATGGTGCTTTATAATTAGTAAATTGAAAACCCTCATTTAAACCAAATATATCAAAATTAAAAAATCTTTCATTTAAATTCAATACTATGTCGGTTACTCTACGAAATACCCAAGCCATATTATCAGAAGGATATAACCAAGATATTTTACTTTTTCTAATACTATTTTGATTTTTACTCCTTGTTCTTCCCTTAATTAGTCCTTTTGTATTAGCAATTTTAATTATCTCCTCACATTCTTCTTTTGTAAAAGCATCATGACAGTAAGAGTAAAGAGAAACTTTATCTAATCTAAAGTTCCAAGAGGAATTCTGAAATCTAATTTTTTCTTTCATTAAGTATTATTTCTAATACTATATCTAATCTAAAGTTCCAAGAGGAATTTTAAAATTTAATTTTTTCTTTCATTAAGTATTATTTTAAATACTATTCTATTGCATCCCAACTTTGATTTTCTTCATTCCATCTATAAGGTTGACCATCTGTAGGCATAGGTATTGGAGTTTCCCATTGACAAGTGTCTTCGTTTAATACCCAAGAAGCAAAAGGTTTTATTGGTATAAAAGCATCTCTGCTTTCATCATAAGTAAACCCTGTTCCAGCAAAATTTTTTCTAAAAGGTGTTCCCCCTAATCTATGAGTATTAGCAACAGTGTTATAAGATGTTTGTTTCCAAATTGTATCTTCACCATAAAGACCTTTTAAAAAAGTTATACCAGCTTCTTCAGTGGGTGCTTCATTGTTATGAACAACTACCACTCTTACTACAGTATTATTACTTGAATTTTTTAATTGAGCAAAACTAGCCATTATACTGTGTAACTTCCTGATCCTGTAAATTGCATTATTGTATTTGCACCTGATGTTGTAACTGTTGGCGAACCTGTTGTAGTTGATGAATATTTAGCAGTAGGCACGCTTATTACAACTATACCTTTTCCGCCATTGCCACCTAATGATTCACCGCCTACGCCATGAGTTCCCCAAGCTGTGCCGCCTCCGCCACCACCAGTGTTTGCAGTTCCAGGAGTTCCAGGGTTAACGCCAGGAGCGCTTACTCCAGATGCGCCGCCACCTGATCCGCCTGATCCATTTGGACCATTCCAAGAACCGGCTCCGCCTCCTCCAGCATAAGTTACTGAAGAACCTGTAATTGAATTTGCTGTACCAGCTCCACCATTACCTGCAGTAGTTCCTGATGCATCGGTTCCAACGGCACCAGCGCCGCCGCCTCCGCCACCAGCTCCAGGATTTCCACTTTGTCCTGCGCCACCAGAACCAGTTCCGCCGTCATTTCCTTGACTTGGAGATACGCTTGGAGTGTTACCTGAACCAGGAGTTAATCCACCTGCTGGGTTTCCATTTCCTGTACCACCGCCCGAGCCACCAGATTTGGCTGGTCCATATAAATTACCTGCAGCGCCACCGCCTGTGGAAGTTATTGTTATTAATCCTGCAGCTGCTCCTGAAATTTCTGAGCTGCCGCCGTTATCGGGACCGGCCGACGGACCAGCAGCAGCACCATCACCAACTGTGACTGTGATTGTGCCTCCAACTTTTACTGTTTGAGTGGATGTTCTATATCCACCAGCTCCAGCACCGCCGCCACTAGTAAAGCCATAACTAGAATTACCTCCGCAACCACCACCAGCTACCACTAAAAATTCAGCATCGTATGTTGGAGCTCCACCACCGGAACCGAAACCTAAAGATTTATATCCGAATTGAATGGCCATTAGTCCTCCTATTATGCGTCGTTAGCTGCGTCGGTAGTGATAAATAGTTTAATACCTAGTAATCTACAATCTCCTGTATATGTGTCACTGCCGTCTGATGCGTTTCTGAAAACTTGAAAAAAAGTTAAATCGTCATCAGCTGGAGTTCCTGCAATTGTAATTGCTCCACTTGCTGACGAAACTAATACATCTTCAACAGCTCCGCCACCAGCGTCTGTAACTTCAACTGCTGTTCCAAAAGCTATGTCTGCTGTATCATCGTTTGCAACTCCAACGCCTTGCAATCCTAAAATTACGTTTCCTGTATTTGTATTACTTGGAGACCACCAAAATTGAAAAGTCACTGTTCCTAAATTCCATGATTTAGGTAATGCTACAGCAAATTGTGCAAATTCATTTGTACCTGGATCAAAATCTAAAACTTTTAAATCTGGTCTAGTCGCTGTTGTTTCTACTTGTTGTGGGTCAGCACCGTTTGTTGTAGCGCCATACATAGCCGAAGCAGGCACCCATATAGTTTCTGTTCCTGCAATTTTTACTGCCTTTGTTCCTGATTTAAGAACACCTGTTCCTAATGGATTAATATTAATATCTACATTAGAGTCTGAAGATGATGTTGCAGAAACTGTTGGACCATTTCCAGTTGCTGCATTTGCAAGAGTAAGTTCATTAATTGCTGATCCAGTAGCAGTTAATTTTAATAATTCGTTTCCACCAGTATCTAAAATTGAAGTTCCAATTGCAGGTGATGTTAAAGTTTTGTTTGTTAAAGTTTGAATTCCAGAAGTGTCAACCACTCCAACATCAAGAATATCAGGGTTGGTTACATCATTAGCTGTCGCGTAAAGTAATCTTGTACCTTTGTCTGTAGCTGCAAATGTAATAGTATCTCCTGAACCCGATGCATACTTAAATTGAACTGTAAAAGAACCTGACGTTGAATTTCTTATGATGTACATTCTTTCAATGTCTAAAGGTATGGTAACAATTTGATTACCAGTTATTGTTCCTGTAAACTCAATCATGTTTTGTTGAGCAGTTCCGGTTGTGTTTCCGTCCACCACAGTTAAAGCTGTTGTTTGCGCTCCACCTGCGATTGATGTTTGATTAAATCCTCCAACTAATTGTTGTAATAATGTTAAATTTGTATTTGTTTTATCGCCCCATGTTCCTGCATTTTCGCCAGTAACCTGAAGTTCAACTCCGAGTGATGTGTATGTCGACATAATTATAAAATCCTTATATTGTTATATTACTAAAGTTAAGCTGCCAAATCAACCTCAGTCCAAGTATTGTTGACTCCTAAATCTACTTCATTCCATGGTGTAATATTAATTGACTGAAGTGTTGCAGTCAACTGTATGCCCGTTAAATCTACTGTAGCATGAGCATTAATTTCTTGTACTCCAGAAATAGACGTTTGTAATTGTGATCCAGTGCCCTCTGCTACAGAAACAGCGTCAGCAGTGCCTAAAACAAAAGCTGCTCCTATGTTAGTTACACTTACTATAGCTCCTCCTGCTAAATCTTCTTCACCAACATTTGATTGCAATTGAATTCCACTAGGCTCAGCTAATGTTAAAGCTCCGACCTCTACTGGACCAACTGATGATTGAATGCCTATTCCTTGAGGTGCTGGATTTACGTCTTGTGCACCTACAGCATCGCCTTGAGATGATTGTAATAGTAATCCAAAAGGAGTTGCTATAAAATCAGCTACTGATTCATGTGCCTCACTTACTGTAGTTTGTAACTGCATACCAGATTGTTCAACAACAAAATCTGTGAAAGCAGATTCTTCACCAATATTAGACTGTAAGCTTAATGTACCTAATTCAACAGAGTATCCTACATTCCATCCGCCATTACCCCATTCTAATCGACCCCAACCAACATTAATTTCATTTGTGACAGATACACTAGGAGTCGAAGTTTGTAATTGTATTCCACCTACCTCTAACGTACCTGCTATACCCCAGCCTTCATTATTATTCCAAGTTTTTCGACCCCACCCTCTATTGATTTCAGTTTCGATGCCTTCTTCACCAACATTAGTTTGTAATTGTGAACCTGAAACGGCTACAGTTGTATCTTGTAAATTACCCCAACCACCTACGCTAGAGTTCCATACTTGTCCACCCCAACCAAATTCTGGAAAGGCAGTTACACTACTTATAGATGAATTTAATTGTATACCAGTTACATTTATATCATTTTCTATAGTGCCCCAAGAATTTGTATTCCAACCTAATGCACCCCAAGTATTTTGAGTGATATCAATTTCTCCACCCATTCCAATACCGTGAATGTAACATGCGTAGTAAAAAGTTGTGTCACTTGCTGGAGTTACTTCTACGTATCTCGTTGTAGCTGCGTTAAATGTTGAGGTGTTAAAGTAATCAGCTTGAGATGCTGCACCATCAAGATAATAGCTGACACCAGTAGAATAAACGTTAGATTGTGGGCTTGAAGTTTGTGTGGCGAAAAATAATGGGTGATTGTCGTTAGTGTTATCAGATTGATCAAATCTTAAAGTTCCACTTTTGACCCAAGATAGATCTATATCTCTTGTTCCATCTAAGTAATAAACACTACCAGTTGCTCCTCCACCTAGATATAGGCTGCCCGTTGCTACGGTAACGGTGTAAGTAAGTTGTGCCATAACACCGGGCTCCTAATTATGCGATTCTTATAATAGCTTGTGTGTTATTTGGGTTAGGAAACTGAATCGTAAAAGTTCCTGACGTAGCTGTTTTATCTGAGCCAAAGTCCAATACACAAACAGATTTGTTACTGTCCGAAGTGTTATAAATTAAAGCGCCTCTTGCTGTTAATGTTACACCTGTAAAAGATAAGTCACTAAAATCTACGAATGCTACTGTTCCTTGTGTTGAAACAAGAGCGTTTACTAATAATCCTCCACCTTGCGTGTATTGACCAGTGTTTGAAACTTGGTTTCCAGAACTATCTCCTGGGTAAACTGTTGTATCTGCTCCAATAGATGCTTGTGAAGTGTATAAAGCTAATTTAAATTTATCACCTGAAGTAGGTGTAAAGTTATGAACTCCTTCAAGAATTTCCTCTTTGAACGAGTTTGTAATTGCGTTAGTTGTTATTGCCATTTTATTCTCCTATAATTTTATGGTGATGGCGAATCGATTTTTACTCTCGGCACTCCATCAGTATACTGACCTCTACGTCTTGAACCCATTTGCTCAAGGGCAAAAGCCTCTAATGCTTTATCATACCTTGTTTTATATAGATTGTACATATCAAGGGGACCTTTTAAATAAGAAAAACACTCTACAAGCACTCCATATAATAAAAGATTCTGAAATTGATCCGATAACATAGTGGTAGTAGAGGAATCAAAATGTGGTGGGTTCTTAACATATTGTATTTGTATTGCCAAAGCTGAGGATGGTGTAGGTGCAACTATTATGTTTTTATCATTATATACAGCATAATACTTAGGAATCCCAGTTGATCCGTCAGGATTAAATTCTGCAATAAAAGTTTGATCTCTTTTTTCTAAAAATATTTCAGATCCACTATTTGTTATTTTAACAGCTCTTAAATATTTAAGATCTCCTGGGAGACTTACTGCTCTATTACTTGAAGTGAATGTTGAATTAGAATATTTTCTCAAATCACTATAGTCAACTTTACTAGCTATATCCAATTCTGTATTTGTAATAAATTGATCTATTAGGCTATCCGATAAAACAGTGCTACTAACTTCAGTGTAGTTTCGTACTTGTGTTAAAAAATTTGTGTATGTTATAGCCATTATGTTATTACTATTGTTACTGGGTTAACTAAAGATGTTAATTGTCTTCTTCTATTTTGTAGCGATGGATCTCTAGGCTCCATACTCTGTTGGCTAGTATCTAAACCATTTGTATTTATCTCTGTTGTAAAAGTTTCAAAAGCAAAATCTCCTGGTAAAGTTAAATTTGCAACACCTACAGAGGCACCTCCTGAATCAGAAAATGTGCTATCACCATCAACCAAAAATTTTTGAGATGGTTGTTGAAATTTTATGTTTCTTGGATTTTGTAAAGCAATTGCATCACTTACTGCATATCTTCTTCTTATTTGTGGTTGTTTTGGTTCATACTCTGAATAGTGAACTAAAGAACCATTCCATTCTTTAACCATTTCATCATATGGAAAAGCCATTCCTGATCTATCTGATATTGCTAATGATCTTCTGCCTGAAGCGTATTTTGCCATAATTATAATCCGTTAGGATAAAAAGATTGTGGTGTTATATACGTAGATGTTCTTTGACCATCTTCATCTAACGCCCTTTTCAATTCATCTTCATATATTAATTTATTTTGTTGCACTAAGTTTGGATTTTTTTTCATAGATAAGTAATATGCTAATCCAGAACACATACACGGTAAAAATCTGTAAGCCACATCAGCTTGATTGGTATATGCACCCGCATCCTCTATTCTTTTAACTATATAATATTTTAAAGTTGTATAAGTATTCAAATCAGGCGCTTGATATAAAAATATTTTCGGTGTTGTTTCTCTTTGAACGTAATATTGAGAAGGTTGTCCAGTTGCAAGTTTGTTAGGTAAGGCTGCATAAGTTGATCTGTCAATTTTTGTTAACGATACATCTTGGGTACTAGAACTGTTTGATGCTGCTGCTGTTGAAGAAACAAAAGCTTCAAGCACGTCACTTGTTGTTGAAGGAGTAGTATACTCAGCTTGTCCTGATACTAAGGAGTTTTCGACCAAAGCTACTTTCCATAAATGAACACCTCTGTTACCCCACTCAGAAAATAATAAATTTAAACTTCTTCTAGCAGATTTTAAATCATATCCAGAATTAGTTCTAATAGCACATCTTTCATATGCTTCTTCTATAATATCATCAATATTTAAATCAAATGTTGTTGATCCTGATGTTGCCATTAAATAACTCCTCTATAATAATCTATCATACCACCTGTGCTTCTTTTAGCAAAAGTTTTTACATTAGTTGGTTTAGGTCCCACATTGGCAGCTGCCCGTTTCCTGGCAACGGCAGACTTTCTCTGCCCCTCTGACATTCGTCTTGCTTTCGCTAGAGGTACGCATTTTGGATACTTCCGTTTCGCATCCGCTTTCTGTTTCGATCTTCCACACTTTGCGAAAGTACCATCTTTTCGCTTGCTCCCAATATCTACCCAATTTTGTCTGAACCATTCTTTTAGACCTCCTTTTTTCATGCCAGCAGGGACACAATTAGGAACTAACTTACCGCCTTTTTTTTTCATTCCTTTTTGTTCATAGCCAACCCAACATGAACCTCTTTTTGACATTAGATCATTCCTTTGTAATATTTCTCGTAAGATTTATTAGAAATTTTCTTTCCGTCTATTTCACTTTTAATGTATGAACCAATATATTTTCCCATACTCGCCTTAATCATTTTTCCTTTTGCAGCAGGTTTTGGTCCTCTGAAATCTTTTCTTTTTACTCCAGAAGGATCTTTTATTTTACCTGCACATATTTTAGATGCGTAAGCATTAGCATAGGCGCTAGGGTATACCTTAAATTTTCGCTTCGCTGCAGCTTTACCTCTTGGACATAATTTAGTCATCATTAACTCCTGTTAAATTTTGTGCGGCCGCATTGAGAGATGTTCTCTCCTGTTTACGGTTGTACAACTTTTTTGATTTTATCACTTTAGGTCTGTAAGTTCTAGACCTTACGAGTTTTGCGAATGGATTCTTTGGCGTTTTTTGCAATTTTTACCACCTCATTTTTACCCATCACTTTAGCACGTTGCTCCATAACAGTTAAGATCTGTATTTTCCTTGCAAAAGATTTATTTACGTTTTTTACTTTTTTTACAGTGGCTCTAGCATCGGCTGGGGTAGCAAATTTTATACCCACAGTATCTCGTGGGTTTTCATCAGTATATAATCTTCTACCAGTCCCTTTAGGCTTCTTTCCAGTGCCTTTCTTAGGATCTGCCACGCTTCATATCCTTAATATGTTTTTTTATTATTTTAGATTGCTTCTTGTGTAGTTTAGATGCCTTATTTAAAGCAGAGGCCACTTTCTTTAATTTGCCGTTTTTCATACCACCCTTTGAATAAATTTTGACTTTTCTTTTTTCTCCACGAGCACCTCGTAATTGTCCCTCTACTTGTTTAGTCATTTGTGATCGTCCTATTGGCATATTATTCTAACCATGGTATATACGATGTCTTACCATCAATTCGATTTGCACGCAACCATTGTTGTCTGTTTGTATTTCTTGAATAACTGCAATGAATCCACCCCGACGAAGGTTCGCCATCTTTGTAAAATTCAAGGATACCTTGGTCTACTTCTAGGTTATCTCTAATCCATCTTGCAAGTTCTCTATTGTCTACACCTGGTATTTCAAAATCAGCAGCAGCCGCTTCTTTATCTGCAACATGTTGACTGGTAATTTTACTACCAATTTCTACGCAAAGCTGAGCACATCTAAATCCGCTGGATATGATTAGGGGCTTGTCAAAATGAGAACGTATCGGTTGAAGAACATTTACTGCAAGAGCTTTTAAATTCTCGATTTGTTCAGGACTAGGATTGTTATTTATTCCTTTACGTTCAGCAACTTGGCTTTTGGTAAGCTCGTCTAAAGTTATGTTAGCTGTTAATTTCATTTGTTCTCCTTAATTTTATAAAACATATCGTCTGTATCATCTGTTACCCAATCTTTGTTTTCGACAGACCACTCTGTAGTTTGCACTTTAAAGTCTGGCCAAGATCTGTCAGTAGTATAATTAGAAACACTCCACAAGATACGATTATTAGGCTGAGCAGCATAATTGCCGTTATCAAGCGCCAAAATATGTGCACACTTATGTTCTTGAGGAATTTCAGAATGCTCACAATCAATTTCATTAACTTCTGGGCTCGCCCAGTCGATTGTAAATTGATATTCTCCTGCATAGAATTTTTTATCTTTCCCTAAAAATTTACCACGTTGACCGCTAAGAAAATCAAATTCAGTAACAGAAGGATAATAACTAAAACAGTTCCACAGTTCCAACTGGTCAACTGACATATTGGGCACTTCGGCTCGATGAAACGATTTTTGGAAAAACGCTGAGATAGGCAAGCGCCAATAACACGCGCCGTTGGGTAGCATACAGTGAAAAAGTAATGAACGGCCCGTAATGCTCGCCATGCCAAAGATGACACAATCAAGACTTTCTTTTTTATACTTAGAATCCAAATCATATAAGTATTCTTTCTTTACTTTAGCATACACTGTGGGAATGTTGATGTTAAGATAGGCCATAAATTATTTATTATCATTCAAAACCACATAAATCACTATGCAAAATAGAACAAAAGCAACAATGGTATTTACAGGTATAAATGATTCCATCAGTCTAATATTATTTTTTTAATACTTTTTTGACCCATGTATATTTCTGTCTCTGCTTTTGATTTTATACATTTGTAACTTACACTTGGGTTGTAATCTCTTTCTGCAACTCTCTTACCACGTAAGCAGGTTGCCATATTATCTTGTATTCTATGTTCTTTAATCTCTCCGTTAATAAACATCAAAAGAGCTACTACAGTTTCTATCATTTTTTCTCCTTGTAATTATCTAAAGTTATTATATCTGGATTTTCTTTCATGTATTGATTTTTTAAAACAGTCCAGTAACTAATTTTTGGATCAAAATCTCTTTCTCCATCAAAGTGAGATGATGACATTACACCCACTTTCATGCACATATTAATTAACTCTGCAAATTCTGGTGGTGGAGGATTTATTCTAGGCACCCTTTTACATTCTTTAATAACTTCTAATTGAGTCTTAATTTTCATTTGTTTTTCTTGTTCAGCAATAAATTCATCTGTGCACGCTGTTCCTAAATATTTTCTGTAAGTAAATCTCAACAATCTATCATCTTCAGTGTTTTCATAATTATTACTAGGACTATAATGATTGTAGTTGTACTGATCATCTCTTTGTTCTACGGAAACATCAAAACTACCTTGACTACACGTGTTTGTACCATTGTTAAGATACTCGTTTCTCGCTTGTGCAGCTGTACAAAGTAAAAAACTAACGATTAAGATCCTTAATATCATATTCATGCTCCCTCACTTGATCTGCTAATTGTCTATATAAATTTTCTGCCATTTCCCAAGTAGCTTCGGCTGCAGATAATCTTGTTGCTGTGTCAGTAAGTTTTTCCTTTGCAACTTCTAGGTCTCTTTCTAAATTTACTAAGGTTTGTTTATTTGCTTCAATAGTGTCTGTGAGATTAAGAACATATCTAATAGAAGTAAATGTTCCAGCAAGTATAGCTGCTACCACGGGAACAATAACTATGTTTTTTTTGATCCATTCAAATCTAGATAATTTAATTTTTTTCTTTACCATTTGCAAATTCTCTTTGTCTATCTTTTAATTTTTCAATATCATTTGTAGCTTTCTCTACTTGTTTTTGTAAAAACTCTATATTAACTTTATTATGCATACCATCTTCTATAGCTTTATTTAATCTATCTACAGACTTATACAAATCCTCCACCAACATGTAGAGCTCTGCCTCTCCAGAAGACTTACCTAATTGTCCTCTTGGATACTTAATCCTAAATTCTGTGTTTTGCTCTAAATCTTTTTCAATTAACTCTAACTTTGTCGAGTGCGAATTTAAGGTCTCATGTAAGCCAAAATACGCCCACGTTCCAATCGCAACCATAGCGATTAAGCTAGCAACTGTCTTCATAGGCATTTGCACTTTTGCTTCTTCGCTAATTTTTAGAGCCATAAATTACCTATTAAATTTTGATAATAGTTTATCCCAAACAGATTTAATTTTGTCCCAAACTTTTTTTAACATTTCCATCTCCTTCTTGCTTGTCTTAATCTAGAATTTGGATCTTTAGCTGCTTTAGGAAACTTTTTCATTTGTCCTAGTGATCTTGCACAAAATGATTTACGTCTCTTTGCATCTTTAGATCCAGGTTTAACTTTTCCTGTAACTGCTGTTTTAAGTTTAGATCCAGGGTTATCTCGTCTATACTTAGCAACACCAGCTGCTGTCATCCCCGCTCCACTTTTTGTAGAACGAAAATATTTTTTGCTTCGTGGAGGCATTGTATCTCCTCCACGTTTAAGGCCCATAATTTCCATACGGCCATTTTTCATTTTACGTGAATGTTATTGTTACACCACCAGTACCACCAATAGTAGCATGAATACCTTCTGGAAATAAAATACCACTTCCAGGAAGATAAAAATCTAAACCTTCTTCACCAAAAAGATAAGTAGCTATGGTAGTTCCTGAAGCTCCACCACTTTTGAAAATGATAGAACCACTAGCTGAATTACCTTTGGCTTGTATTGAAGTCAATCTTGCTCGCTGAGTCGTTGGCACCATTTGTGCCGTAGACGTAGCATGAGCACTCGACTGGTCTGATGAAAAACTTGATCCACCCATAATTTTTTTCTCCTATAGTTCGTGGCTCCCGAAGGAGCCACTAATTATTTATTAGCTCCAAGGATTAGCAAATGTTCCATTACCAATCAATTGTGCACTAACTTGCCAGATTAAACCATCAACTGCTCTACATTGAATTTGAGCACCTTCTAGTCCACCTTTAGTTGTAGCTGTTAATGTAAGAGTGTCAGTCCCACCTGCATTAAATGCAGTTACAGCTCCTGGATCAGTTGCTGTGTTGTTGTAGATTGCCATTCCTCTGAATACATCAGCTGTTGCTCTACCTGCTGCAGTTCCTGCGTTTAAAACGAAAGTATTACTACTTGTTAAACTTGTAGTAACAATAAATTCGTACATAAGTCCAACTCTATTTGTTGAATTAGGATCGTCTGATCCTGCAACAGCAGCTGTAGATGTGTCGATTATTGAAGGTAAATTAAAGACAGTATTAGTATTTCCAATCTGTATAATTTTACCTTGATATTTATCGATACCGGCGATGTCTGTTCCACCATCAACTGTTCCAGTTATCGATTGTGCCATTTCTGGACCTGTTCCTAAGAATCCTCTTAAAGATCTTACTGGTCCACTAAATGTTGTTCTAGCCATAATTTCCTCCTATGTGTATAGCCATTGTACTATGCCGTCTCTATACCGTCTGCCTAGCCAGTCGACATAATAATTTAATCTAGGTTGTTTCATTATACATAAAAAAAGGGGCGATGTGAACACCGCCCCTTAAATGAAATACTATAAGTTAGTATTTGCTAGATTATAACTTACCGTTACCAAAGACACATCTTGGATCTGAAAATCCAAATGAATATCTTTCTCTAGCTTTAAATCTAACGTTACCAGTATCGAAGTCACCTTCCATTGCAGTTTTGATCGGTGCTCTTACGAACATTTTAAAGCCATTAGGCACATCCGTCATTAGGAAGTAAGCATCATTGTCAGATAAAAAGTTATTCACTCTGTATCCTTGTGGTACCATTCCCATAGAAACGATTGCGTTAATGTCATTATCTGCTGTGCTCGTTCTTTGTGGAGACTTCATTAATCTCTCAGCTGTAAATTGTAATTCTTTTGGAATTATCATTTTTACACCTTGAGATGCGATTTTTAAGCCTCTTTCGTCAACGAACGATGAGATATCGATCAACGATTGCTCAAGAGAAGTTTCGTTTAAGTCAGCTGCAGTTGCTAATACGTTACTGAATGTACCGCCTGTCGCTAATGGGTGGTTATTCGCTATTAACGGTTTACCATCTCCACCAGGGAAAGCTGCATTTTCAGCATTGTTTAGAATGTTAGCTGCTTTAACTTGCTTCGTGTTAGACATAGATCTTGCAAGTGCTCTAGTGTATCTAGCTGCAAGTCTGTCATAAAGGTTATCTTCGATTGCTTCTTCTGTGATAGCAAATGCTAAAGCGATTGTTTCGTGTGTGTATCTAGCTGTGAATGTTTCATTAGCTTGATCGAACACTACTCCAGCACCTTCTTGTTTAGTCGGTGCAGAAGCGAAACCACTTAACATTACTTCTTCTTCAAAAGCTCTGTCAGATGTTTCAGTAGCGAAAATCTCTGCGTGTTGATTTTCGTACCTGTTATATTCCAGGCCGAACAAGGCGTTCAATCCTGGCTCTAGTTCTTTTACTAGCTGTGATCGTGATATTGCCATAAATTATACTCCTGTTCCATTTCTGTAGAAATGCTTATTAATTCTAACTAGAACGTTCGCATTTGCTGTTGTCGTGTCACTATTGTCTGGATCCTGAGAAATGTCTATCGCTTGGATTACAAACGATGCATTTGTTCCTGATACAGATACATCTAGTTGCACTTCAGAAATACCTGTTGTTGTGTTACCACTACCAGTTGTCACTGAATAGTTTTGATACAAGTCCGCTCGTGTAAACGCAGCGTCCGCATCCATTAGGAAAACAGCATCCGGGTCGTCGACAACAAATGCTGTAATATCACTTGCTACGATTGCTCCTGGATAACTATTACTAAAGGTCGGTTTTTGCGTTGTAGGGTCTGTATAAAAACATCCATTGAATACTCCGATAACAGCTGCTGAGTTGTTTGCCGTATGTCTGTCAATGTTTCCTGCAGTTAATGGGATTACCAAATCACCTTGGAAAATTGCAGTCGTATGGTTACTTGCAATTGTATATCTATTTTGAGCTCCAACTAATGGTGTGCCGTCGAGTTTTCTGTAAGGTCTTAGACCATACTTTTCAACTACGTTTGCCATGTGTTTTCTCTCCTATTTATTGTTATTAACCAACCTTGTCGGTAGTAAACGTTAATAAATTAACTTTTACGGCCACCTCCAAAGGTTACTTTGGACTGCCTCTCAACATTGATTGGCATGTCCGGGTGTTGTTCCTTCATAAGATCCTGGTCAATCGCTGTTATTCTATCCTGAGTAATTTTCTTAAAATACTCGGCACGTGACTCTAAAATCTCTGTTGGTATCCTTGCCAACGCAAGGCCTCCAATTCCGACGATACCCTGGTGTTTTCCTTCAGATAAAACTGGGTAATCATTTTCACCGATTTCACTTAAAAGTGTATCGGCTCTAACAAATTCCCAACCTTCTCTTAGTTTCCTAGATACATTCGATGTATCTTCGAAACCGGATGTGGCTAATCTTATCCAACGATGCGAAAAGCCATTAGGCGCGGGTGGTGCGTCTAAACTGGAAGATGGAGTCCATTCTTTACGTCTAGCTTCCTTAGCCCTAGTCGTAGACTCGCGTGAAGTTCTCATTTTTGTCGTCATGTTATTCTGCCTCCTTCACGTATTTAGCGTATTCCTCTAAAGGCACCCCTAATTTCTTAGCGATTACTACCTGTGATTTGGTGAGTTTCACAGACTTGCGTCCTCCTTGTCTACGACTTACAGAAGCTACATTTTGGACGGGTCGGCTAGCTTGTGTCTTTTTCTCTTCTGTCGTATCTTGGGCAAATTTCTGAGGGAAATACTCCTTCATACGTTTGTTAATGTTATTATAATATTCATCAGTGTCAGATACAACCCCTTGGTTGATTAACTGCTGGTGAATTGACATTGCTGCACCTGTCATAACTTCATCAGTACCAAACCACGAATTCCTCGTCGCCCATTCAGTCGCTTTTTCGCTGACTGGCGGTGGTGTTGTTTCTGCTTCAGTTGACTCTTCAGCTTTGTCTTTTTTGGCTGCCTCTTCTCTAGCTTTTTTAGCGGTTAAAGAAACATTAACTTTTTCTTTTTCCACTGCAAGCTTCGCGATGGCTGCATTAGCTTCAGCTATCTTATCTGAATCTTGTGCGTCAATAGCTTCTTTCAACATTTTCTTTTGTCTGTCTGTTTCAGAATCTACTCTTGCATCATATTCTTTAAGATAGTTGTTACTTGTTTCTTCTGATGTTTTTTCTAAATCAGAGAACTTTTTCTTGAGACCTTTTGCATATTTTAATGCAGCTTGTTCTCTACGTTCAGCTTCTTTTTGCTTGAACACTAGTTCATTGATTCTTTTCTGATAATCAGAAGTTTTTTTTGTTAAGTTGTCCTGCTCTTTTTTTTCTTCAGGCTTTTCAACTTTTTCTTCTACTGGTTTTTCTTCAACCTTGGTTTCTTTTTCTTCTGCAGGTTTTGAAATATCAGTATATCCTAAATCAACATTCTCTTTTGGGAGATGTGTTGGATCAGGTTCTGCTTGTTTTTGATTGACATCGATAGTTTCTTCATTGACTCCATCAGTGTCTAAGTCCACCTCGTTTTGAGGTGTTTGGTTTTCTTCCGCCATTTTTTCCTCCTAGTAAGCGTGCAAAATATCAGCAGGGTTGTTTATTTGAGCGATGATTTCATCATCGTTAAGGATTCGAACCTCCCCACCATCTATTTTGAATCTAGAGCCGGCATATCTACCGAAAATGACCCATTGTCTTTCTTCGCACCACTTTCCAAAAGGAAACTTTTCTTTGTCTCTATAACAAAGAGGTCCCATCTTTAACACTAACCCACAAACTGTTGTCATTTGTATTGTGTCGTGAGTTTGGTCAGCCAATATTAATCCACCTTTAGTTTTTTTAGGTCCTGCGTATGGCAAAACTAATAACCTATATCCTGTTGGATTAGGTAATCTTTCTAAAAGTTTTTTATCTATTGATTTTTCGTCTAAGACCTTCGAGACTTCTTCTTCGTTTTTATAAGCTTTCTCAAGACCTTCTGTCCGTTTCGGTTGCGCCGTGGACTTTGTTGTCATTACTGCTCCTGTTTTTTTAGCAAGTCCTTAATGTCTTGCTGCAAATCCTCAAGGGATTTGATTTGTCCACGATGATACATTAATTGCTTTTCATCGTCAACATTATAGATAAGGTTAGTTTTAACATTATCAAGTCTTCTATTTAGAAGTTTTTTAATTAAATCTAGAGTTTCTAGATCCATTATTTTTTGCCGTTTCTAAATATTTGTGTGCCCTTTATTCCAAATATGCTCGCTACGACCAAGATCCACAGATTTGTGAACCATGACGGGAGCGACTGGAAATATTCAAAGAAAAGTTTTACCTTTTCCATAGCTGCCGGATCGTCTGACATCACTGCCCACATTAACACCACGATGGGGGCCGAAATTATTATCAAAACAAATTCGTCCTTGTAGTCGTTTTGTCTAGCCTCAAGTAATTTACCTTGGTAGGCCTCTTCACCTCGAGCTTGACGCTCTGCATGAAGTAATTGAGCTTCTGACATTGCCATCTTAGCTTTTTGTCGATTCTGATATATTTTAGAACCAGCTTGAGCTGCTATTTTTAATGCACTTAGCCACATGTTTCCTCCAATACTTTGTTTAGTTTTCGATATTTCTCATTATGATTTTGATTATCGATATACATTTTTAGCACCATATCGATTTTATTTTTCCTACGCAACGATAAAAAATTATATATTTTAAAAAATATGTTTACAGCAGCCCTTCCTCTTGCTCTCCATCTATAAGTATATTTATGGTGACTTTTTCTGGGTTTTATAGTGAATACCGAGCCACACTTAAAAAAGGTATGAATATTTTGAACAACGTCCAAATCTGACATTTCTACTGCTATGGATGGAATTTGATACTTGACGTTTTTAGTCCGTCTTGTTGTTTCATAACTTATATAACCTTCACCATCAATAATCCCAGCGTAATAAGCTTCTTTATCTGACTCCGATAAATTTTTTTCCGCTAACTTGGATTGAAGAGATTCCTTTGATATCGGATTTTGCCCCCACTTCTCTATGTGGACAACCACCCCCTTTGAGTCCTTGTGGGTTTGGTCCTCTTTCTGGTGGAGGTCCAAATTCTTTTCCGCCACTTAAACTTCCTCCTCTTCGTTTATTTTTTGATTGCATATGTAAACCCTCCGCTTTTATAAGTAACTACACCGCCCTTTTTCCTCTTCATTTTTTTACTCATAAAATCTTTTACGGTTTCTGATATAGATTTTCTAATTTTTCTCATTTCTAATTTTGAAGCCATAGGCACCATCATTACTTTTTCATCTTTTTGCAAAAATCTACCTACAGTTCCACCGGTACCAGAAGATGGTGTAAATTTTCCCATTTTTGTAATTTTTTCTGCTTCTTTTTTAGTTATTTTCTTTGCACCTTTTTTTAAAGCAGCTTCTATTTTTTTCTTAGAATGCGTGAATAAAACTTTGCCACCTGGCATTAATAATCTAATCATCTTAATTTAGCTAAATCTTGTTTTGTTAAATTTTTACCACCATGCATTTTGATACCATACTTTAGATCTGTTTTAGCATCTGATCTTTTACCCGCACCTCTAACACCTGATTTCATAATCTCAGTAATGGATCTGCCACCAGCTTTTTTGTAAGACTTATATGCCATTTTAATACCTTTAGTAAGTAATCCACCTAACATCATTTTTCTATATTGGTTTTTCATTATTTTTGTAACTTCCTTTCAGCAATATCTAATCTTTTATCAGATTGCTCATCTTGTTGTGCTAACCTATCATACTCTAAGTTTAATTTGTTAGCTTGTCTTTGATTTTCTTGGTCTTGTTTAAATCTTACCTCATTTTCTTTTCTTTGCATATCCATAGCTCTTAAATCTACCTCTTGTTGCTTGATTCTGACTAAAGGATCTTGTTTATTAGCTTGTGCTTGCATCTCACCAACCACTAAACTCTCAGTAATCTCTGCAACAGCTGTAGCCACAGCATTATCAAAAGCAAACTGAAATTGTTGAGGATCAGTTTGTTGTAATGATAATAAATTTTGGTCTTGTGCAAATTGTTCTTTGACTTCTTTCTGCGCTTTAAATGAAATATGATCAGAAACGTGAGCTTGTAAGTTTGCATACACCATCGGATTAATCTGAACCATTCTAGATGCCATAAAAGTTGTGTGTGCAGCGATGTGAGCGTCATGATCTTGAAATTCAAACGCTGTAAGAAGTTGCATTTGTAGCGCTCTTGCGTTTTCTTTTGCGGGATCTAGCGGTTGAGGTGGTTTTGGTGCGGGTTTCATCAAAGTATCGATCTGTTTTGTGCCTAAAGCTTCATAAACACGTCTATACGCTTCATAAATGTTGTGTAATTGTGGATTTGACTGAGCAATTTGCAATTGTGTCTGTGCTAACGTCACTCTTTGAGCCATAGACATGATATTTGGGTCAGCAACAGGCAAAATATCGACTCTGTTATCAAAATCTAACTGTTTAATCATACGATTTGCACCATAAACATCGTAAGGGTACTCAGGTGGTAGATATTCTCCGCATAATCTTGCTAAAATTTTAAATTCTAACCTCATGGCGTAATAACAACGCTTGTGAACCCCTGTCATAACCCTAGATCCACGCTCCATTAAGGCTATTGTAGTGCCAACAGCTCTGTTTTGAGTGTCATTACCTGTGCTTAAATCAGTAATTTGTGCAAACTTAGTCCCTGCGTTAACAACAAAACCTAAAAGTTGAAATAAAGTTGGGCTTGGTTCTGTAAAAGGTAATTGAAAAAACTGATCTCTAATATTTCCACCAGGTGCATCCACATCTCTAAACTCTCCAGGCTGTATTGGTTGGTCATCATCTCTTACTCTTAACCCTCTAGACTTAAATCCTGCTGGTAAATTTTTTAAAGTTCCTGCATCTATGAGTTGTCTCAATGCAATTGTTGCTGCTCGTGATAAACCACCTATCATATGGATTAATCCAAAACCATAAAAACCTAAACCTGGTAAAAATTTGTAATGAACAAAGTATTCTATTCTTGAAAAATTAGCATCGTCAGGCCTATAGTTTCTGTAAATAGATAATATTTCACCTGAACCTTCATCTAATGTAACGATGTAAGGTATTTTAATTCCTTTTTTAATTTTTTTATCAAAGTTTTCATAATCATCCAAATTTAAATCCACGTGCATTTCTAAAATGTTATAGATATAATCTGAAAAAGTATCTTTCATACCATCTAATTTATTTATGGCATCTTGCACATCATCTTTTTTCTGTTGTGGTTTAGGTAATTCAATATCTCTATAAAAACCTGCTGCTATTTTTTTGTTTATTTCGTTCTCTGTCATTTTAATGACATGAGTAATTCTTCCTGCATCTTTTAAATCTGATGCGTAGTAAGGCACTACTAAATCTTCTGCAGGTATAAACTTAGAACAGGGTCTTTGTAAAAATTCATCATAATATATTTTTTTAAATGTTGAACCAGATAACGGTAGATAAAATAACATCTGATCCATATCAGTTGTATAGTCTTCCATCTTCTCCATGAGAAGATAGTTCATGTATTCTTTAACTCTCTGTGATTGTTGTTCGGTGGCCGGTGTTCTTAAACCAACAATTGATGTTCTTACCGGACCATCGCTTGGTAATAATTCTTTGTATGCTGATGCTTGAAACTGTGTAACTGATTCTGCAAGTAAAGGATGAGTGACACCGGAAGCACCTTTAAAGGGCTTGGATTGTTCTGTGTAATTTGTGCCTAATAAATCTAAACCTTTGATGTAGGCATCTTCCCAATCTTTTCTAGAAGTTTTATCTTTTTTATATTCAGATAATAACTCAGATCCTAAACTTTTTAGGATTCTTTCATCCATGTCATCGGCTAAATTTGCAGAGAACTCTTCTTCAAGATTCTCGACCACCGGTTCTTGGCCCTCAACCATTACTTCAGGTGGTAAACCCTCTGGTTGTTCTTGTGGTGTATCAACCTTAACTTCTTCTTCGATTTGTTCTTGATTTTCTTTTTCTATAGCCATAATTTAAATTAACATAGAGGTTTGAATATATCCACTACAAGCCCTCCCTCTCGTTTGTACAGTTTTTGAGTATAAGCCATACCAGGTTTAACCTCAACAGCAAAAGCATCAAAATACAAGTTTGGGTTTGAAGGCTCCATAAAAAGAAACTTATCTGAGCTTATATTTCTTCCTGATTCTTTTTGTGCATTTGAATGATAAACACTTTTATACTCTTTCCCGCTTAACGGGTGTCCTTTCTTATAATTGAAGGTATCTGTGGCTACGTATTTATAAGGTTTACTAGGATCTGATAGAGATAGTTTTATAGGTCCTGCTTTTGAATCTTGAAAGTTTGCAGTTTTTTTCATTAGATCTGCCATGACGGATTTACCCTTATTGTTAATACCCTTTCCACTTGCGTATCCGTAGAATCTTTCATTTCCTGCCTTATAGCCTTGTCTCAAATGTAATTTATTAAAAGGCATTACAGCCACGTAACTGATGTTTTCTTTCGCAGCCTTATTTAATAAATATTTTAAAGCGTAGTCTCCATAAGCATCTGAATCTAACAAAGGGTAATAATCTTTACCTCGTGCTGTAGCACCAGCTAGTTTTGAAATTTCTTTGTTCACAGTTTGCAGCGCAGCCACATCAGCATTAGTCATATTATCAGCGTTTTGTAAAAGTTTATTTCTTTGTTCTACAAGTAATCTAGTCTCAATTTGTTTTTGAAAGGGATTATATCTTGCATTAGGACCAAAAGCTTCTTTAGCGGTTAATTGTTTTGCTATTGCTTGGTTAGCATCAGATTGAATCTCATGTATTACAAAAGCTTTTTTACCATTAGGTGTGGATCTAACATCATATCTTACATGGAATAAATTATTTTTTAGATCAGAAAAGTGCCCCATATTTTTCATCGGATTTCTGTTTGTTGCAATAGGCTCGTCTAAAACAAAAACTGTTTCTTTATAATTTTGACCGCCTGGGAATGTATAGTTTCCTTCTTTACCATATTGTGTAGGTTTAATTCCTGATCTCGCACCAGTTGCTTTTGCATAAACTTCATCAACAGTGCCTCTCATCTTATTTATAAGTCTTCTTGCTTCTGTTGAAGTATAAACATCATCCACTGCTGTTATTCCTGTCAGTTCATCAGAGAAAGCTTTATAACTTTGTTTGACATCATTTCTCATTCCTTGATCTATACCTCTACGCATACTTAGTAAATGTAGGTCTAAAGTATCAAATCTTTCTCTCAAGATAGGAAATTGATTTTTAAGAGTTCTGTTCAATGTTAAAGTATTTTCAAAAGCAGGTTTATATGCAAAATTTTTTACAGCATCATCTGAGTAAGTAACCGCTTTCAACCTATTAGCAGGATTACCTCTTAAAAAATTACCAACATCTTGTGCAGAAAGTTTTAAATTGTATTTTTTTGCTGCAGCCAATAATCCTCCGGCTAATTCACCAGCCTCATCAAACACAGCTACGTTAGAATCAAATAATTCTTCTTTGTTGACAGTGGCTGTTTTACCAGCGTATCTGCCTCTATCATATGTAAATTGTTTAGATGCTCTTTCAACTCTACTAGTGGGTTGTCCAAATATTTTAAAATTAACTTTACGTGAAGATGTTAAATGGTCTACCCATTCATCAGCAGAATATTTACCAGGTCCTTTTCTCATAGCCCAATCATAAGTAGATGAGCCAAATAAAGGCTGTACCTTTTCACCCATTTGTAAATCGCCAGTTTGTATTCTAGGATTTACAGGAACTAAATCTTTTTTTGCAATTTCTTTTGCAGTAAGTTTTTTTGTTTCAGGTGTATATGTAATTAACTTTCGTTGCTGACCGGTGGCCTGTGAAGGCTTAGCCTTTTTAGTGATTAGTTTACCTAAGCCCTGTAAGATTCCTTTGAGGGACATTCACCCTCCTATGTGTACATCTTTGTAGGTTTTTTTCTTCCTAACTTACAACCTTTTGCCATAACGGATTTACCTTTTTTATATCCAGGCATCATACCGCCACCCATTGCCATCATAGGTCGTTGCATCATGCCACCGCCCATAAAGGAACCCATATATTTAGAAGATCCTTTTGGATCTTTTTTACCATACATAATTTCTTTTAATATTCCTTTTCCTCTATTTCCAAATTTTTTAGCTCTTTCTCTCAAGGAGGCAATTTTTTTCTTACCCTCAACCGTAGCCATTTTACCTTTGTTAGCCATCATAGGTTTTCTTTTCATCATGCCACCGCCCATTTTGCCTTGTGCTTTTAATTTCTGTGTAGCTTCAGATAATCCGCCACTCATCATCATAGGTTTTTTCATCATCATACCGCCACCCATTTTCTTTTTAGCTTTTTCTTCATTCTTTTTTATTTTAGATTTTAAATATTGTATTCCAGCAACTCCTGCTAATGCGATAGGTAAAACAATTTTTCCTATTCTTGTTGCTTTAACACCTTCTTTAGCAAATTTAGCTAATTCTTTTCTTTTGTTGAATTCAGCTGGAGTTTCTCCTGGTTTAAAACCTTTCGCTTGTCTAATTTTTTCTAAAGTTGTTGTGTTTCTAAATCTTCTCATTTGTTTAACTGATGAGGGTTTTGTTGCATCTTTCAGACCTCTTAAATATTTTCTGTATTGTGCTCCTTTTCCTTGAACGAACTTACTTTCTTTAGCTTTGATAATTTTACCTGGTTTCATTTTCTCATCTTGTAAACCCATACCTCTGCCTTTTGCTTTTTCTGCTCTAAGCACTGCAAAGTCTTTTCCGTCAATTTTGTTTTTTGGTGGGGCTTTAGATGCAATCTTTTTTTGTTTTGGTGTCATTATTTTACTCCTTCAAATTTTCCACCTTTGATAGCAGCACCCATACCTCTAGCTAATCCACCAGAGCTATATTTAATTTTGCCACCAATTGTGATTGATTTTTGTTTACCTCGTTTTGATCCTGTTATTCCATATGAATATTTATCTCCAGATTTTCCTACAGTAAAATCATATTTAGTTGGTGGACTATCATAATCTTTGTATTGTGTTTTCTCTACGCCAGCCTTAATATCTGTTCCACCTTTTGTAGTTACGCTAACACTTGGACCTATCGTAGTTTCCTGATCATCTTGATACACTTCTAATTTTGGAGTGATAACACCTTTTTCTTTTATTTTTTTTCTAACTGTAATTGGTGAACTTGGTCCACTAATATTCTCAGGGACAGGGACTTGTCTAATTCTGCTCATATCTATTGTTTTCATAACCATGATCAATAATATTTATATTCTTTTTCTATCTTAAAATTAGGTGCATCTAATTCGTCAGTGTAAGTGCTAATAAATCCACCTTGCCTGAATCTTATCACAGCTTGGGTCATAGAATCAACATAGTCATCGTATTGTCCGTTAGGAAAAGCTGCACATTCTTCAATAACCTCTTGAGCAAATTTTTCATGTAAAGGCGCATAAACCATAGCTGATTCAAATATTGGAGCTACAGAATTTATTCTTGTATGTTTATCTCTACCTTTTGCCGGAACATAATCTATGACTGGAATACCAGCTCTTCGAAGCTCATGAATCAAAGGTTGTCCTGATGCCTTGGCCTCAATTATAACTGTTTCAGGTTGCCAGTATTTATATTGTTCTAACGCTACATTTTTTAAATCTGGAAAGTCATATCTTCCTTTCATAGCGTCTAATAAAATTATGCAATCTTCATAACCTTCTGCTGGTTGAAATATTCCCCACGTAGTTATGGCAGAATAATCAGCAGTTTCTTTTTTAGAAAACGCAGTATCATAGCTTTGTATGACATGTTTAAGTGCGGGTAATTTTTCAAACTCCCAATCCTGCCACCAATCTCTTTTTATGATAGCACCTTCTTCAGAAGTTGGATCTTGCATGTATTGTGCATTCCAATTTTTTGTAGATACAGAAGCTTTAACACCTTCAAGTTCTTCTAATTTCCAATACTCAGGCCAAACAGGATTCCCACTTTCAAGTATGGCAGGGAATGATATTGTTCTCCACTTATCTGATTTAGGCTCAGATTGTGATCTGATGAGCCTTCCTGTTAAATCATCGGTAGCCCATCTTGTCATTACAACAACAATAGAACCACCTGGTTGAAGTCTTTGTCTGGGTCCTGAACTATACCATTCAAATGCACGATCCATTGCGGAATCGGACATTGAATCTTGTTCTGTATGTGGGTCATCGATAATAAGAAGATCCGCCCCTCGTCCTGTAATAGAACCGCCTACCCCCGCTGCAAAATATTCTCCACCATGATTAGTCTCCCAACGTCCTTTAGCCTTACTATCTTCCCTAAGTTTAACATCTCCAAAAATACTTTTGTAGTCTTCAGTCTCCATCAAGTTTCTAACTTTGCTACCGAACCTTGTTGCAAGTTCTGCGTTGTGAGAAACTTGCATTAATTTCATTTTAGGATTACGGCCTATCATCCAAGCAGGAAACAAGTAAGATGCAAACTCAGACTTGGTATGTCTCGGTGGCATATTCACAATTAAACGATTATGTTTACCAGTGGCTATTGATTCAAATTCATTTGCAATGATTTGATGATGACCAAACTTTGTAGGATCTGTTGTGTCTCTACAAATAAAATCGGGCCACATTGCTCGCACAAATATCAAAAAGTTATCCTGACATAATTTTATATATTCGATCTGCTTTTTTAAAATTAACGCCCGTAGTTCGTCATCTGTAAAATTATCAAGACTTGCCATAATTATCTAGTTTATTGGGTCCCCTTTTATACCATATAGTTTGGCACATAACTACATCTATTCGTGTTGCTTACTAAAGGTTGCGACCAGCAAAACCTAGCTGGTGAACGTAGCTACAAGGTGAATTTTTAAGATTGCAGGTGGTTTGTTTTTGTGAGCCTTCTAGATACACCAATGGCGTTGTTAAACGCCATTGGCACGTTGTTAATCTAACTACTTAATTTTTGTATTAAGTAATTAAATTTATTAACTATCTTTTGTTTAAAGTCGTCTATTAAAGGGTTGCCTTGATTCTCTAGTATTAACTTCTCAACTTCGCCCTCTAACATTTTGTACATAACTTCATAATTTAATTTACTGACCGCGTCTGGGTTTAAATTAACATTTTTAGTTATGTTAGTGTTAGCCGAATGCTCGGCTAACACTTTGCTTATGTTCATTGGAACATTAGGCATTATTATCTCCTAATGCTTTGTACTCATTATATTCAATCTCACTTGTGAATTGATTGAATAAATCAGTATGTTTGATTTTGAAATTAGCAGTATCGAACTTTTTTCTTTTTCGATTTATTCGCTGTATTCCAAATATGTTATCTTCTTTATCTTTAGCAAAGATAACATTTACCTTTTTATCTTCGAATAGATTAACAACACTTTGTTTCATAGTGTCAACTTCTTTGGCTAATCTATTCTGTTTTAGTTTTAAGTTAGCATAAGCTACAACAAGTTTTTCCTCGTCTTGCTTTAATCTAACTTTTTTTGCTGTACTCATAGTTATTGCCTTTCATTATTGTTTAACTATTCTCTTGTCTTATCAAATCCCACATTAATATCAATGTATTTGTGTCCATTTTGGGTCTGTTCATTTTAGGTTTTCCACAAACAAATGTGGAACTTTTTTAGAACCCCCTGTGAACTTGTAGCTTCTGGGCAACTTGTGTTGTGTATAAAACACAACGAGCCGAGCCGTCGCCAACGAGCGACGGCGACGGCAAATCATTACCAACTACAAGTGTATATCGGAACTTTTTTGTTTTTGATTTGTTCTTTACACCAAGCAATAAACTTCTTGTCTTGTGCCTTGTATTCTCTTACAGAACTTTCTTGGAATTGCTGACCCCAAAAAAATCCGTCCGAGCAGAAATTATCGTGATAGTTTTGTTTGAACGTTTCTTCCAACTCCCTCACGACCTTTTCCGTAATATAGACTTCATCTCCAGCATTAAAACCGAGATGACTTAATCCTACACCCATGGCTTCAAAAGGGTCTTCCGCCTTTTTCATTTTTTCAAAGCTTCGCTTTTCTCTCTTCTCTTGTTCGGCTTCGTTCTGTTCCCGCCACTTACGAGCAAAGAATGTTTGAAGTCTTGCGTGCTTACGCCAAACAAAAACGTGCTTGGCTTCCTCTTCTCTTTCTTTCTCATCATCAGAATAATATTTGTCCCAATTTATCTTTCTACCCCGAAGATGAGCATATTGATCTAGTCCCATTTGCGTCTCCTTTTTTTATATTTCTATTGTCTTATCATATCCCAAACCATTTGCAACAAGAAAAAACGAAGAATAATTGTCTACCGATTCTCTACTAATTTTTCACACTCCTCGAGAGTATAGTGATTACTTTTAAAGAATTTGTCCCTTTCAATATGTAGTCCAAACGGAGGCACTTTTAAATTTTCAAGTTCATCCATTGAAATACTACCTAAATCCCAATCCGAAATTTTAGCCCCACCGAACGCGATATTGTTCGCGGGATTTAATTCCGTCAGAAACCAAAACCCTCGTCCCGTAGGATTGAACAACTTTACAACGGCCTTGAAACTTTTTTGTCCCTGCGCCACCTCGTTCTCTTTAAAGTTTTTAATTAGTTTTTCTCTAATCTCTTTTGTAAGTAATAACATTTTTTTCATAAGTCTCCTTTTCTATTGTCTTATCATATCCCATACTAAAATCAAACGAAAAAATTCGTAGGATTACAGGAGGTTCTTGCCTCGTGGCGCAAGTCATAGCATAGAATTATTTTAAACTAGTTCCAATCAGAACGACACGAGACGGCATTGTCCTGCCGGGGGGCACAAAGCTAGTTTAGAATGATTCTAAACTGGTTGTAATAAGAACGACACGAGACGGCATCAGAAGGGCATGCCCCGCTGCAGGAGCCACCAGCATGCCAGTAGGATCAGCAGCAGGCCTCCCGAGAACGAGGGCATAAGAAACAGGACGATGGCGATGAACATAATCAACGTCACGCTACCTTCTTTCCCACTAGTATTCTTACTCCCTGCTTTTTCCAGGGCTCGGCCAGCAGTGCCAGCTCAGCACGCAATGTATGGAGCTGCTCAGTTGTAATATTAGCGACGGTTACCGGGATCTTGGCCTTCTTGATTCTCTTTGGTTTATAGCTATAGCTTTTTGTAAATGGCATCTTATCCTCCTTTAATTTACCTTTCATCAGGGGCACCGTACCGCTAGGTCCGGTGCCCGTTTAGTCAGTTGTTAAGGCTCGTATACCAGGAGCCGTAGTCAAGCAAAGTGCATCGCGCTTCAAAGCTTTAAGGGTATGACCCGTCTCTACTTGACCCCAGACCCGAAGTGAATTGTACCATCGAGGTTTATCGGTGATCAACCGACCTCTAGGCACGCATGCCATCGGATCAGGACTCAAGTTTGGCCAAGTTTACGGAATGCTATCACCACGTTTAAGGCAAATCTTGGCAGAGCCGCTTAACTTGACCCCAGAACCAAGTATACCTACCAGCTAGCAGTCGGTCGGTTTAACAAGATACTAGCGATCTCTCACCGCTTGGTTCAGGGCTCAAGCTTTCTTATGAACGTTATATAAGACCAGATGGGAGGATGTCAAGAACTATTTTTATAATTTTTTCCATCACACCCAAAGCTCCAGCTCACTAGAAGTTCCTGTGCCCCCGCTCACCGCTCAGTCCGCGGGGATGCTGTTGTAGTTCTTATCCGAGAAACGTGATTTATGAAAACGACAAACGAGCTTCGGCACCACCAGTTCCGCCGGTGACTGAGCTCCTAGCACAGCCTCCGCGGGGCGATTGTAGTTCTTGTACGAGAAACGAGATTTATGAAAACGACAAACGAGATCAGGAGATCCGTGCTAGATCCAGCTCCGTCAGGCTGCCGGTGCCATCCCTTACCATATCCGCGAACCGAGATTCTCTAACGAGGGAACGAGAACGAGAGCTACGCTGCTGAAGGAGCTCCCAGATGGCATCCTGGAAGGCGGGCCAGTGTACTGGAGTCGAGAACGAGAAACGAGGTTTCAGTAAACGAGGATCCGAGAACGCGGACACCGGTCTGTACAGTTTGTAAGCACTCTCCAAGAGGGAGTGATTGCAGATCAAAACAATACCACCAAAGTGTAAATGTTTATTTATCCAACTAATTTGCCATTTAGAAAGCTTTGGATACTTGACCTTGTCTGATTTTAGTTCCATCCAAAAACCAGTTCCATTCATACACCCATTAAAGTCAGGTATGCCATTAATTGTTTTAGATTCTATGCGAGTAAAATGTATTTGATTACAGTTCTTTTGAATCAATCTAGATAGCTTTGACTCTCGTTTTTTTGTTGCCATAATGAAGTCAGTTTTTGATTTTTTCTTTGCTTAAAATACAGCCCAAAGGGAAGATGTTTGTATCACTAAACACCGCTTCTTTCTCATCAAATGTAGCGAATGAAGTCAGGGTCTTTTTCTTTTTATCAATTTTATATATGTAGCCCTGTGAAATCATAGTGCAACACTCAAGCTTGTCCATCTCCTCTTCGTTCTTGTGACCAGCGTCCCCGGTGATATCAATCCATCTTATTTTGTAGAAATAGTATTTCTTCTTACCGACAATGGCATTTTTGTATTTACTTTTTTTTCGTCGCTTTGACATTTACTTCTCCAACCATAGTCTTTATGTCAGGGTTATGCACCTCATTAAATAAAGTTATAAATGATGACCAATTATAACTTTTGAGATATTTCTTTTGTCTCTGGCTTAACTTCAATCGTTTTGGCGTTGAAGCCGTCGATCTTGTTTGAAAGCTCTTTGAGTTTCTTTTCAAGCTCTGCACGTGACATACCCTCCAATCCTGATACTCTAACTTCTTTCTTATCAATATATAGACCAGCTAATTGTCCTGACCTGTATTCTGCATTTACAGCTGCTGAGTATTGTTTATTCTCTGCTGCCAAGTCAGCATATCTTTCTAATCTTCTATATCTTCTAATTTTATTTCTCTCGTATTTAGAGGATGCCTCATCTAATTTTTTATCTAAGTATTTACAAATGTGTGGATTTAATTTTCTATTGGTTAATCTGCTTGCTATTACAGAGTAATCATTATCGTTCTTACATTCATATTTTGCTTTTCTCAAAGCATCTGATTTAGTAATCTCACCCCAGTTTGCAACTAATATATCAACAAACATCTTTTGTTTTATAGTTAAGTCCTTATCAGTTCTTAATTCTTTCTTTTTAAGGCCAGGCATTAGTTAGGTGCCTTACCAGATAGTTCTTTTTGCATAATAGCTTGGGCCTTCTTACCTAAATTTTTTCTGTAAGTTCTCAACTGTCTCATACCCGTAATCATTATAGACTGAATTGTTCTTGTTTTACTTAAACCTTCTGATAATTTTTTTCTATACACTGGGCTAACTTTAGGTCCAAATCTTACCTTCCTTGTTCTTCCTATAACATCATATCCTTTTTTAACTTTTTTCTTCATTTCATTACTAATGATAGAAGCTTTTGCTTCTTGTTTATCTAATTTTTTTAAAGCATTTTTGAATGTTTTTCTGTACTTTATTGGATCTGGTTTAGCATAAATATTGTTTATTTCTTTTATTTTATCGGCTATTTGTTTTTTAACCTCAGGACGTTTCATAAAGACTTTCACGGCTCGACCACCAAGTCCTTTTATAGCACCACCTAAAAAATATTTTCCTGTTTTCATAATTAATAACCTCTTTTAGCTAACTTGGGTTGGATCATCAATCCACCTTTAAAATTCTTTTTAACTTTTTTTCCCTCAATCATTGCTTCTTTTTTTGCTTTTTGCTTTTTAAGGAATAAGTTCAATCTATTTTTAGCAACTGTCATTACCTTCGTGGCTTTTTTCTTAAACGTAGGATCTTTAAACCCTTGGCCTTGTGCAATCTTTTTATTAATTAAATTTACATATTTTTTTAGGCCTCTCGCTTTTTGGGTATTAATATCAAATCTAGATGCCCCAACTTCTCTCCCAAGTTCAGTTAATTTTCTTAAAGCTTTTTTGGATGCAGGATCTTTGTAGATCATTTTAATGCCTTTTGACAATAAACCACCCACTAACATTTTTCTAGTTTTCATAATTTTTTATTATATAGATTTCTACAACCTATTTAAACCTGACCCTATAGAGAATTTTGCCCTTCCGTAAGACGTTGTGGTGGGTCTAGACCCACCAGAGGGACACCTATAGACCCACCTTAAATTGACCTACTATTGTTGGTATACAACAATAATAGTAAATAGACCCATGAGACCCACCTGTTTAGGCCGCCTACATAAATGTGTTAATGACTCTGAAATATCTATATAATAGATTTTACATCTGTAAATTGTGTGATATAAATATCACATAACTAGTCCCAAGTTTCCCCTTGGGTTTTTACGTAAAGTTATCTTTTAGTTATAACCTTTCGCCCTGGTTGGTTAACCCCAACCAGGGTTTTTTTGTTTCCGGTGTCCGGTGTTCTGTGTTATAAGATACATATGGGCAACTCCAGTGAAAACCTCCCTCAATGTGTTTCTAGGATTGCCCTAAGATATAGGAGACCACCATGAACCAATTAGATTATTTTAATATAGGAACGTTTATTATAATAGTTATATTAATCGTATTACACTTGGCCTAAGTAGGCTCTTCACCACCACACACATAACCGATCACTTGCTTACCTTTATACTCATGATAATAATGATTAGAGAATAGTTTTCTCTGTTTAGTTTCAGTCACTCTAACATTGTAATGATACCAAGATTCACAGGGTAAAAAGATTTCAAAACTGTCCATCTCAATTTTACCAAATGTAGTTAAATACAGTAAAGTAATTATTATAGGCTTCATTTCATATTTCCCGTAGTAATTCTAACTACAGTAATCCAAGGGTTATATTCCCTATGCTCATTAGACTTCGCACATCCTACAAGAACCACAACCACTAAACTAAGACAAAAAATTCTCATTCATTTCCAACCCATTAATTTTAGCAGCCATTGTTCTATTTTATCTATTAATTTCATTATAAATTTTTTCATGTACTTTTAAAATCCAATTTCTTCTTAATCATATCTATCCTTTTTTTAACAGATCTTCTCTCTTCTTTCGAATCAGCAGCTCGATAGTTAGCATACTCATTTTTATAATCTATCCAATATCTTTGTACTTCTGTAAATACAATTATCTTTTCATCTAAACATTTTCTATAACGATTGTGTACCATATCAGGATCTAGGCCTGCATAATAGCAGATATCTTCAAAATCTTTACTTTTATCCAGGAACCATTCATGTGCATCTTTCTTATAATAGGCTTCATTTTTACCACCTAAGGTATATAAACAATCCTCAAAAGCTTGAATAATTATAGCTTGGTATAACCTGACACCATTTGGTTTAGGTTGTCTTACAAATTCAGTAGCAATATTAGTGCCCATGATTTTTAATAAGTATGGAGAGCATGTCATAGTAGAACAACCTTAAAGAATTAGAATTAACTTTATTCTCGTACTCCTCATGAAGATCTTCCATGAGTCGAGTTTTGGCCATACCGTTCATCTTTTTTACAGATTTGAAGTCAATGATTGGGAGTTCATCATCGAAGAACATTTGCATAGCCACCAGCATTGAAAAGACATGGATGTGGGAGCTGGCGACTAAGCATTTTTAACTAAGGACAAACCACGATTCTTTGCAATTCGTTTACGTCCTATTCTCCAGTTATTCTCAACTTTATCTAAAAAGCCAAGGTTACCATTCCCCATACCATAATCATTTCCACAATATAACTGGAACATGACAGAAGTAATACTATCGTAGGTTCTCTTATCAGGGCTAATAATTACTAGCTTATCAAGAGTCTCATCAAGTACCGTTTCTAACGGTTTTTTCACCGCTGCCATAACAATCTCCTATTTTTAATAAAAAATTGTGTCCGTTATTCTGTGATAATAAGAAGATTTGAAACCCCTTCTTTTCATAAGGTTGAGGAATACCCTATAAGCAATATAGACTTATAGGGTTAAGATCAAGTATTATTTTTTTGCTTTTGTTAGCGATTTGCCTTCTGCAAGCAGCTTAGCTTTGAATGATTCGGGGGATACCCCATTCTTCTTTGCTAGTTTTTTTGCTTCGGAATCAACCAATTTGGCAATCATAGCTCCAGGGCCTCTGAATCCTTGCTTGCCCATGGCCTTAACAATTGCGTATGTATCTACATCAATTGCTACAGATTTCCATTTATTGATATCCATGCTTTATACTCCTTTTTATTGTTACACTTCGTTTTATATAGCCGTTCTACCTCACAAATATAAACTTCATGCGCTGCTCTTGGGTTTCCGGATCTAGCTATCTTTCTATTGATAGCTGCGATACGTTTATCTGCCCAAGATTTAGGCGAAGATGGCATAGGCTAATAAACCAAATAATATTAATAGTATTTTCGGACTAATTAATAATATTGCTGTTAAAATGGTTCTCGTTATCAAAGGTCCCATTATGCATTCTCCATAAATTCTAAGTTTCTTCTCTCAATCTCAATCTTCACAAGTTCTTTTGCAACAAACTCATTGATTGGATAGGTTGGTGAACCTAGTATATCTAATTGACATCTAGTAATTTTTTTGACTGCATCATCAAAATAAATAGAACCCTCTACCACAGGATTGCCCTGAGCATCGATTGTAAGCAAGTCTTGTAAAATATTATCAACTTTAGATGCAAACTCTCTCCACTCTTTACAATTAGATTTTAATAGTGTGTTTTTACTCATTGTCTTTTCCCTATATGTGGTGCTCTTTCTAATGTGTTTTGTATGAAGTCCATAATTTTATGGAAGTCAATACTTGCTTTATGAGGTGGCATGTATTGATTCGCATCAACTTTAACTCCATCTACATGAAAAACAATTTTACCATCAGAAGTTAACTCTACAAGAATAGCTTTTGTTCCATCTTCTATCTCGTGCACCATGTCGTTATTGTCACTGACTAACTTTGGTTTATAGTTCATGTTATACTCCTTTTAGTTATAACGTTATTTAACAATTCTTTATAAAAAAAGCAAGAATTAAATGGGATACGAATGAAATTTTTTATGTCAATTGCGGTGTGTTCTTTTTTGGATTTCTCCTGTATGCCCTATGTTCAGTATCCAATAGCTTATGAATCATGGAACACTTGTATGAATGCTGCTTATGAAGAATCTATCAAAATTATGAGTGCATTAGATCAAGATGTAGTAGAACGAAATCGATTAGCTACTAAATTTACATGTACAGAAGCCCATGGTGCCTAGGGGTTGCACTCTACACAATATATGGTATATAATCTCTTATGAAGCACTATTTTGTTCAGATACGATACAAAGGGAAGTATTTTAATGGGACAATCAGTGCTAAGACGGATGGCGAAGCTTTAAAACTAGCTGAAAAAAAAATGAAAGCCGGGGAGCTTCAATATCAAGATGAAGACTTCTACGATAAAAATAGAATATTCATCACATACGAGGAGATAAAAAATGGCACTACAGGAGTTAATATCAAAGAAACTTCAACTGGAGTCCAAATGGGCAACACAGGCGTTATCTCAGAAAAGAGTAACACCTGATATGAAGTGGATAGATATAGAAATTAAAGATCTGAAAAAAAGAATCAATGAACAAAGCGTTATTGATGCTTCATTAGATCTTTTTGACATTACAACTTAAATAGCTTAGTACATTATTAATTATGTCACTAAAGCAAGCACTCCTTGACGCTCTCAATAAAAAATACGATGCTGAAATAGCAGAAGCAGATGCTACAATAAAAATTTATTTGGAAAATTCAGTTGGTATTGGTGAACACCCCCAACACATTAATGAAATAGATAAATTAATTGGTAAGATTTGTCATAACAAAGAGAAGAAAGAAGAGTTAGAAAATTTTGCAGACGATTCCTGACACGATTACATACCTTAAAAAATTCTACAAGAAACAATTAGATAAATATTTTGGAATTGTTGAGCACATTGGTTCAAAGTTAAGTGTTTGGGCTTGGCAAAAACGTTGGAAAAATAGAGATGAAGGTACGGGTTATTTAGATTAACCCATCATTTCTTAATTCCTGCGGTGGCCGCTGTGGACTACACATAGGGCAATCAACTCGAACAGCAGTTCCCTCAGCCGTATCCTTGTACACATAAATTTCTCTTTTATCTTTACATCTTAAACAAGATATTTTTCTTTCATCAATAGGTATATATCTTTCTGGTTTACCTTTTTTAATTTTTTCTACTTGGTCATAGAAATCTTTTGCATCTTCATCAGTCATTATCATGTGTTTCTCCCCAACTCGAACCTTGTGCAATATCAACTTTAAATGGCACACGTAAATTTTCTATCGAGTTTTCCATTTCTTTTTTTATCTTAATTATATCATCCTGGCCATAAATACTGAAACATAATTCATCATGTATTTGTAACATGGGCATAAATCCTGCATTATGACAATCAATCATAGCTTGTTTAGCCTGGTCAGCTGCTGATCCTTGTATTAGCCTATTTAGTGCTTTGTAAGTAAAGGCACGCCTTATATTGTTTCCATAATTAGCTTTGGCTTCATTGTAATTCATAGCTTGATTCATACCAAATGTTGCTGGTTCCCATTTATCAAATCTACATTTTCTTCCTTTTATAGTTCTTATAAATCCAAACTTGCTAGCTGATTGTGTTACAGCTTCAGCTAATTTTTTTACAAAAGGAACCCTTGAATTATATTGATTTAAAAGAATCTCTGCTTTGTCTTTAGATATTCCAAGTTCTTTTGATAATTTATTTTTACCCATACCATAAAACAAACCTAAGTTTATTGTTTTTGCTTGCGTCCTTGATATTTGTGCCATGTCAGCTACAATCTGATGAAAGTCCGCTGATTCATCTTGATAAGCTTTTATAAACTCTTCAGAACCATC